TGGTGGTAAGTTGCAAAGTTTAATCAGTACATATAATTACTACTTAAGTATGATTAGAGATGTTACAGGATTGAACGAAGCTAGAGATGGTTCTACACCAGATTCTAATGCTTTAGTTGGTGTGCAAAAGATGGCTGCTGCTAATTCAAATACTGCAACTAGACATATATTACAGAGCGGATTATTTATCACTGCAGAGATGGCAGAAATGCTTTCTTTAAGAATATCAGATGTATTAGAGTATGCTCCGTCAAAGGATGCTTTCATTCAAAAGATAGGTGGTCACAATGTCGCAATATTATCTGAGATACAGGATTTGCATTTATATGACTTTGGTATATTTATTGATTTAGTTCCAGATGATGAAGAACGTCAGATGCTAGAGAATAACATACAAGTTTCACTTGCTCAGAAAAACATCGATATTGAAGATGCTATTGAGATCAGAGAAGTTAGAAACTTAAAGTTAGCTAACCAAGTCTTGAAGATTAAAAGAAAACAAAAGTTTGAAAGAGACCAAGCAGCACAGCAAAGTAATATACAAGCTCAAGCTGAAGCTAATATGCAAACACAACAACAAGCAGCTCAATTACAAATACAAAAAGAACAACAACTTATTGCTCAGAAGATTCAATTAGAACAGACCAAGGCTGAATTAGAAATGGCTAGAATGGATAAAGAAATTGAAGCTAAGAAAGAATTGATGCAACTTGAGTTTGATTTGAACATGCAGCTAAAAGGTGTTGAAGCAGAAGTGTATAAGTCAAAAGAAGGTTTTAAAGAGGATAGAAAAGATGATAGAACAAAGATTCAAGCTACTCAACAAAGCCAATTAATTGACCAACGCCGTAACATGACAGGGCCAAAAGATTTTGAGTCTTCAGGTAATGACATAATGGGCGGTGGATTTGGTTTAAATTCCTTTGAGCCTAAGTAATAATAACATTAACACAATTATATAGTATCTTATTATGAATACAGAAGAACAAGAAATTACACAAAATACTGAGATCAGCCCCGTTACACAAGAAGACGGGGTCATCAAAATAAATTTAGGAGAACTAAATAAACAAAATAGAAATGCCGTTCAAGAGCAAAGCGCAGATGAGGTACCTGTTCTCACAGAATCCCCAAGTAGCGAAGGAGTTCGAGAAGCACACGTCGAAGAAACAATTGTCGAAGTTGCCAGAGAAGAAATCCCCGTTGAAAATAAAGAGAATGTATTAGAAGAAATAACTGACGAACAAGTTCAAGAAGCAGTAGCAGTTGTTGAAGAAAAAATCGCTGATGCTTTAGAAGCCCAATCTAATGGAGTACAACTTCCTGAGAATATTCAGAAGGTTGTTGACTTTATGGAAGAAACAGGTGGAACACTTGAAGATTACGTTAAACTTAATACAGATTACGCATCGTTAAATGAAGATCAGTTGTTACGTGAATATTATCAATCAACAAGACCTGATTTAGATGCTGACGAAATTGATTTTCTATTAGATGATAAGTTTACAGTTGATGAAGACTATGACGATGAGAAAGATCAAAAGCGTAAGAAGCTTGCTCGCAAAGAAGAATTACTAAAAGCAAAGAATCATTTAGATGGATTAAAATCCAAATACTATGCAGAAGTAAAAGCTGGATCTAAACTTAATCCAGAACAACAAAAAGCTATTGAGTTTTTCAATAGATACAATAAAGAAAACGAAGAAGAATCCAAAATAGGTGCAAGACAGAAATCTGTATTTGAAACTAAAACTAAAGAAGTATTCTCTAATGAGTTCAAAGGTTTTGAATATAACGTTGGAGATAAAAAGTATAGGTTTAATGTTAAGAATGCGGAAGAGGTTAAGACAACACAAAGCGACATCACTAATTTTGTTAAGAAGTTCCTTAACGAAAACAATGAAATGGCTGACGCAAAAGGTTATCACAAATCACTTTTCACCGCAATGAATCCAGATGCAATTGCAAATCACTTTTATGAGCAAGGTAAAGCCGACGCGATGAAAGACAGTATTACCAAAGCTAAGAACATTGATATGAGTTCGAGAGGAGCTCATGAACAAGTTACTAATAACAATGGTTGGTCTGTAAGATCTGTAAACGGTATCGAAGCTTCGGAATTTAAAATTAAAATTAAAAATAACAAGATTTAAAAAAAGAAATTATGGCAGGTACATTTGCAACCACACCAACCACGCTAGCTAACTTAGCGCATTTAACTCCACGTCCAACAAAGACTTTATTCGGAGACAATTACCTTAGCTTATCAGCTATGAACTTTACACAACAGTTTTTACCAGACGTGTATGAAAAAGAGGTAGAACGTTACGGTAACCGTACAGTTTCTGGTTTCTTACGTATGGTAGGAGCAGAACTTCCATTAGCTTCGGATCAAGCAGTTTGGTCAGAACAAGGAAGATTACACATTGCTTATGATGCACTTACAGTTCCTACTTCTACAACTATTACTTTGCCTTCTGGTCACTTAATCGGACCTGGTATGACAATCGTAGTATCTAAAGGAGTTATTACTCGTAAAGCATTCGTTATCTCTGTAACAGCTACTCAAGCTACAATTGCTACTTATGGATCTACTGCTGTATTGCCTCCTGGTCTTGTTACTACTGGAGTTAGTATCTTTGTATTTGGTTCTGAATATGCAAAAGGATCTTCTTTAGCTGGTAACTCAGTTGATGCTTCATTCACTCAATACTCTAACCAACCTATTATCTTAAGAGATAAATATAGAGTTAGCGGTTCTGATGTTGCTCAAATTGGATGGGTAGAAGTTACTACTGAAATCGGTGGTTCTGGATACTTATGGTATTTGAAATCTGAGCACGAAGCTAGAATTCGTTTCGAAGATCAATTAGAAATGGCTATGATTGAAGCTGAGGTTGCTACTACTGCAATCGTTAACGCTGCTGGTAAAGAATTGAAAGGTACACAAGGTTTATTTGATGCTATCTCTACTAGAGGTTTAGTATTCAACGATGCTAACTTTGGCGCTGCTGGTGGAGCTGGATTGGCTGATTTTGATACAGTATTAGCTGAGCTAGATAAACAAGGAGCTATTGAAGAGAACATGATGTTCTTAAACAGAGCTACTGCATTATCTATCGATAACATGCTTGCTGGTCAAAACTCTTACGGAGCTGGTGGTACATCTTATGGTGTATTTGATAACTCTGAAGATATGGCTTTAAACTTAGGTTTCTCTGGATTCAGAAGAGGTTCTTACGACTTCTACAAAACTGACTGGAAATATCTTAACGATGCTACTACTCGTGGTAACATTAACGATGTAACTGGTGTTATCGTACCAGCTGGAACATCTACAGTTTACGATCAACAATTAGGAACTAACATCTCACGTCCTTTCTTACATATCCGTTATAGAGCTTCTGAAGCTGATGACAGACGTTTGAAATCTTGGGTTACTGGTTCTGTTGGAGGTAACTTCACAAATGACGCCGATGAAATGAATGTTCACTTCTTATCTGAAAGAGCATTATGCGTTCAAGCAGCTAATAACTTTGTATTGTTGAAAAAAACAGTATAATCATAATGTAGTTTCCTGGCCCGATGAAATACTCGGGCTAAGGTTACTATTTTTTTTAATATTTAATTATATCATATAATGGCTTTAAAAGCAAAAACACAAGAAGAGAATGTAGTGGAACAAGCTCCAGTACAACAAGTTACTAAAAAAGTTAACATGGCTCCTGTATGGGAGATTAAAGACAGGTTGTATCAACTATCAGATGAAAAACAACCACTTGTATTTACAATTTCAGGTAGACACTCAGCTGCTGCTCCACTATTGTATTACGATCCAGAATTGAAATACCAAAGGGAACTTAGGTATGCTACAAATCAACATAGTGTATTTGCTGACGAACAAAAAGGTGAATCAACACTTGGAAGAATTGTATTTAGAAATGGTATTTTAAGAGTACCAAAAGAACAACAAAATTTACAAAAACTATTGTCTATCTATCATCCTTTAAAGAATCAAATCTATGTTGAATATGATTCAGAACAAGATTCTATTGATGATTTAGAATGGATCAATGTTGAAATAGAAGCTTTATTATGTGCTAAAAGTCTTGATATTGATCACGCAGAAGCGGTATTAAGATCAGAATTCGGAAGCAGAGTTGGTGAATTAACATCAAGTGAGTTGAAAAGAGATTTGCTTGTATTCGCTAAAAGAAATCCAATATTGTTTTTACAATTAGCAAATGATGATAATGTTGCTTTACGTAACGTTGGTATCAAAGCAACAGAAATGGGTCTATTGCAATTGTCAGAAGATCAAAGAACGTTTACGTTTGGAGAATCTAAAAGAAAATTAATGACGGTTCCTTTTGACGAACATCCATACTCGGCATTAGCCTCATTCTTCAAAACAGATGAAGGAATGGAAGTTTACAAAAATATAGAAAAACGACTTAAATAGTCACCATTTTATAGTAATAGGTCGCTGTAATGGTGGCCTATTTTACTATAAATAATAAAAAGAAATTATGGCTGTAAGTGTAGATACTGTTTACCAAAGAGTATTAGGTATACTCAACAAAGAACAACGAGGATATGTAACTCCTCAAGAATTCAATCTATTTGCCAACCAAGCGCAATTAGATATATTTGAACAATATTTTTATGATATAAACCAATTCGGTAGACTGCCAGGAAATAGCACAGAATATTCTGATATGCTTACTCTATTAAATGAAAAAATAAATCTATTTGAAACGACAGATGACATGACGTATTCAGGTGGATATTTTATTTTACCAACTGATCTATATAGACTTGGTACTATAATATATACAAATACTACGACTAATCCGTTTGGTGTTGTATCTAATGAAGATATAGAAGCTGAACGAATAAATAAAAATGAATTTTTATATATAAATTCATCACCACTAACGAAACCAAAAAACGTTAGACCAATATATATAGCTGATACTAATGG